TCCAAAGGCTGATGACGATACTGTTATACCTATGGACTTAATCAACTCAGCGATAGACAGAGATGTAAACCTCACAGCCAGTGAGCCAATATTGTGGGGCTTAGACGTAGCAAGATTTGGAGGTGATAACTCTGCACTATGTATTCGTCAGGGTAATACAGTTTTAGAAATACAAACCTTTCCTTCTATGGACTTGATGCAGCTATGCGGTGCAGTCAAGAATCGTTATGACGATGCGACTGCAATAGAAAGACCTCAAGAAATATTGATTGACGTTATCGGTCTTGGTAGTGGTGTAGTAGATAGATTGTCTGAACAAGGTTTACCGGTTCGTGGTATCAACGTGGCAGAAGCACCATCTACGAAAAAGAACTATCTTAACTTGAGAGCAGAACTTTGGTTTGCCGTCAAAGACTGGTTGGCGCAGAGAGATTGTCGTTTACCAAACAGCGATGACCTAGCTGCTGAACTGGCAGCACCACAATATAAATACACTTCGTCTGGAAAAATAAAGATAGAAAGTAAAGACGAAATGCGCAAAAGAGGTATAAAATCACCTGACAAGGCAGACGCACTTGCTTTGACTATGGCAAGTTCGGCAGCTTCGTTTAGTGGCAGTCAGGCTTTTATGGGTTATAATTTCAAAAAACCCTTGAAGTCAAGAATATTTAGAGTGGGATAAAAATGGCAAAAAAGAAACCAGAGCAGATCGAAGAAGAAATCGAAATGCAAGTAAGCGAAGAAACTAACTTACTTAACCTGTCGGGAGTTCTAAAAGCTGAGATGGATGATGCTAGAGACTTCATACATCAGGTTGGAGAGGAAAGAGCAGAATCAACAGAATACTATCTAGGTAACGAACCAGAATCTACGAGCACATTACAGTCTGAATTTATATCTACCGATGTAAGAGACACAGTTTTATTTATGTTGCCATCTATCATGCGTACTTTCTTTGGTACTAAAAAGGTAGTTGAGTTTGTACCTAAAGGTGTAGAGGACATACCTCTGGCAGAACAACAAACAGATTATATTAATCACATAATCCAACAAAAGAACAATGGCTTTCAGGTTCTATACAGTGCCTTCAAAGATGCACTGGTAAGAAAGACAGGATTTGTCAAAGTGTTTTGGGATGAGTCAGTAGAAGCGACCATGCACGAATACAGCAACCTAGAACCACAATCTTATCAAGCTTTGGTGCTTGATCCGGACGTTGAGATTATCGAAGAAGAGATAACACAAGAAACTATAACTACGCTTGATCCCATAACTGGTGAAGAGGTAACGCAAGAAGTACCAGTCAGCATTGACATGACCATACGTAGAGTCAAACAAAAAAATCAGGTGTGTATGGAAGCAATACCACCAGAAGAAGTTTTGATCAGTAGGCATGCAAAAGATTTACAGACTGCAAGTTATGTAGCTCATAGAATGATCAAGTCTGTGTCTGATCTAGTCGCTATGGGCTATGATCCAGAAGAAATAGAAACCTACTCAGGCTATGGTGGTAGTGCAGTTGATCCAGAATCTTACGATGAGATCAAGGCCAGAAACCCATTTGATAACATGGTATATCCCGATAGGAACGATGCTGGCGGTAAAGACATTTTATACATCGAGCATTATCTATTCTATGACTTTGATGGCGATGATATAGATGAAAGAATAAGAGTTTGTACTATTGGCGATGGTTGCCACATACTCAACATAGATTCTTTTGATGATTTACCCATCGTGATGTTTTGCCCCGATCCTGAACCGCATACCGCTATCGGTTCATGTCCGGCAGACTATCTCAAGCCTATACAGGCAGCTAAATCACAGATAGTCAGAGATACTTTAGATTCACTTGGACATTCAATCTTTCCTCGCATGGCTGTGGTCGAGGGTCAGGTCAATATTGATGACGTATTGAACACTGATATAGGGCAGCCGATTCGTGTACGTGCACCTGGTATGGTACAACCTTTTAGCGTACCCTTTGTTGGTAAGGAAGCTTTCCCTGTATTGGGCTATCTTGATGAGTCTAAAGAGAATCGTACAGGCGTATCAAAAGCTTCTGCTGGTTTAAACGCTGATGCTTTACAATCGAGCACTAAAGCAGCAGTTTCAGCTACCATGTCAGGTGCACAAGGCCGTATAGAACTCATTTGTAGGCATTTTGCCGAAGGTGGTATGAAAGATTTATTCGGTTTGGTCAACAATCTGGTGATAAAACACCAAGATGCACAAGATATATTCCGTCTGAACGGCAAATTTGTACCAGTTGACCCAAGATATTGGGATAACAACAAAGATATAGTTGTAAATGTGGCTATCAGCAAGACCTCAGACGATGAAAAGTTCACTATTTTGTCGCAATTAGCCGGCAAACAAGAGCAAATACTGTCTCAGCTTGGAGTACAGAACCCATTAGTGAGTTTACAGCAGTATTCCAACACTTTGAGCCGTATGATAGAGATGGCTGGCTTCAAAGACCCTGAATCCTTCATCAATACGCAAGTTCCACCAATACCACCTGCACCGCCTGAACAACAAAAACCAGACGCAGCAGAGATATTGGCGCAAGCAGAGGCTATGAAAGCTCAGAACCTAGCTCAGAAAGCTATTATTGACGCAGAGACAGATAGAATGAAGATTATCATGGACGATGATAGGTCAAGAGACATAGAAGAAGCGTCTATCAGGCTAAAAGCAGCAGAACTGTTGGCTAAATACGGAACTCAGGTCAATATTGCAGAGATAAACTCTATTATGGAAAGAGACAGAGAATCAATTAGACAAAATGCTAAGCAACAAGCACAAGGACTATTCAGCAACAATGTCCAACAAAATCTATGATATTGAAGTCTTGGAAGGCGATACTGTTTATGTCGGAACAGAGGTTTTTGCCATTGACGAACACCAAGCCTTTGAGATAATGATAATTATGTTTGGCGGAAGTATTAACAGAGATTCAGAAATACTTAGTTGTGAAGAGAGGATGATACAGTAATGGCTATAGAATACAGAGGTGAGAAGTTCGCTGGTTATAACGAACCCAAAAGAACACCTGGTAAGAATAAAAAGTTTGCTGTATTGGCAAAGGTCAATAACAAAGTCAAACTCATACGCTTTGGTGATCCAAATATGAAAATAAAAAAAGATCAACCAGAGAGAAGAAAATCATTTAGGGCTAGACACAAGTGCGATACTAGCCCACCTAACAAACTAACGGCAAGATATTGGTCTTGTAAAAACTGGTGAGAAAATTTAAGAAAGTACCCAAGACAAAAGGCGGAGTTCCTAAAAAATACGTTAGGGGAGCGAAGAACCCTAAAGCTAGAGAAAGGGAAATCAAGCGTACTGCAAACTTATATTCTAAAGGCAAGCTTACACCAGCTATGATGAACGCTATATCTAAAAGGAGAAGTAAAGGATGAGCATGAAAGCAGTCATAGACAAGTATTCCAGATCAAGCGGTATATCTAGGAGCACATTAGAGAAAGTCTATAAAAGAGGTTTAGGTGCTTACTATAGTCAAGGCTCAAGGCCCAAAGTATCAGCGCATCAATGGGCTGGTGGAAGAGTTGCATCATTTGCTACAGGCAAGGGCGGAGCTAGAAAGGCAGACGCAGACCTACTCAGACCCAAGAAAAAGAAAAAGAAAAAGTAAATCATGGAGGACGCAGTTCTCATTGTCTCAGAACTTGGTGTACCCACAGCAGCATTAGTAGCAGTCGGTTTCTTTGTCTATAAGCTGGTATTCAAAATAGTTGATAACTTGTCAGAAAGGCTAGACACTGTAGATGATAAAGTACAAGAGAGCTTAGATAACATAGAAGAAAGACTAGGCTCTAAGCTTGATTCACAACATGGTATCTTGGTTGCTCTGATTGATAGAATCAGATCGCTAGATAACGAAATCATCAGACAAGACACTATGATCAAGGTTTTGTTAGGACAAGGCAATCTGATAGACATAGATAAGATTGCTAAAGCAGAGAGAGATGATCAAAGGAAAGACTAAATAGAATGGACAGAATAATACTAATATTCGTAAATCTAATTTTTCTTTTTGCTGTTTTGTTTCTTAGTGCCGATGAGATGGTGCACAAGTTTAAGAATCCAAGCTTTAGTGGTGAGGGCACTTCTAGTCATTACCTTACGATAGAGAATCAAGAGTTCAGTCGTAAAGAAGCTATACGAGAAGAGATCAAAGCTTTTACAGAAGAACTAGAACGTGAGGCAGATAACACCACACTTGCGAGATTCATACGTAATTTAGAGAGTAGAATATACGCACAACTAAGCAGACAGTTGGTTGATAGTCTATTTGGTGAGACTGCATCTGAGTTCGGTATTTTAGAATTAGAAGGTAACACCATAGAATATAAAGTAGAGGACGATAAAGTAACACTGATAATTACAGATGAAGAAGGCAATACAACAGAAATTACTGTACCTCTCGGTTCTTTCACTTTCTAGTTGCGCCTTAATCATACCGCCATTAGACAATGGAGTACCACCCGTAAGAAGTATTGAGTCAGCAGAGGTTGGTTCTTTGTTAACCAAACTATCAGAAGTGCCTACACCCGAACGCAAACCTGTAGTAGCTGTATATCCCGGTTCTTTTGGAGATGATACAGGACAACGCAGAAGTAACAGTCAATACGCTAGTTTTAGTACAGCTATCACACAATCACCTGATGCGTACCTAATAAGGGCCTTGCAACATTCTGGTGTATTTGATGTTGTAGAGCGCACAGGATTAGACCACCTTACCAAAGAAAGACAAATCATTCGTTCTGCAAGAGAAACTTTTGATGAGAAACAGCAGCTAAAACCATTATTGTTTGCTGGTTTGTTGATGGAAGGTGGAGTTGTCACGTATGAAACTAATGTCAAATCAGGAGGGGCAGGCGCAAGATATTTGGGTATAGGTGCTTCTAAAGAATACAGACAAGACTCAGTAACTATATCCTTGCGAACTGTATCTGTTTTGACAGGTAAAATACTGATAGAGGTCTTAGTAAGTAAGTCAATATTGAGTGCTGCTGTATCTTCTGATGTGTTCAGATTTTATGCAAACAACACCGAACTGGTTGAAATAGAAAGCGGTATAGTAGAGAATGAGTCTATAAACATTGCTTTACAGATGGCAGTAGAGACAGCAGTTTTACAAACAATAGAGGAGGGTTATGAAGAAGGCTATTGGAAACATAAACAGACTGATATTATCAAGCCTGATTGCGATGATGAGTGCATCACTAATATACGGGGCTGATAAC